GTAAATGTATACTCTGTAGTTCCAGCATCATACGTTGTTACTATGCCTGTTCCACTTTGTTCAACATTATCAGTCGTGTCAATAAACGAAAATTTACTACCAGCATTACTGAAATAAGTTGTTGATGCTTTTCCTTTGAATCCAAAAGTATTCAAATCTGACGTACTAATCGATGCAAAACTACTGTCTGCATTAGAATGGTCTTCAGAACCTGAATATACGATAGAAATGTTTGAGTTTGACAGATTAGTATCAGTCGATGCTACTACTGAACTGTCTAGTCCAATCGTAGATGATAATGATGTTACTGTAGATAAGTCATCAATTCTTAAAGTAAGAGTATCAATTCCATCACCATCAGCCAAGTCGGTTGCATTACCAATAATCTTACCCGTAAGTGTTGTAGGTGAATGTATTTGAGCGGCTGATAATGGATATTCTACACCATCTGGCGATATAAGAGAATGTGAATATGCTGGACTAGTAACTGCACCATTTGTTTCAATGAAGTTATATGTTCCTCTCGCACCGGTGTGGTGATATATTGCTTTAAATTCTGCACCCGAACTGTTATAAACTACAGAACTAGATACTGGTGCTTGTCCCACCGTCACTGTTGGAGTATTTGTTGTTGATGAGTAATTACTTGCAGTTTGTCCTGATAAGTAATTTAAGAATATAACATCTCTTTGAGATAGATTTGTTTCATTATCAACTACATCAGTCTTATTGCCATAGAAAAACTTAACTTGGTCTCTACTTTCGAATGCAATTTTTTTACCGGTAAATTGTGTTAGATATTCTGATTCATTATCTCTAATTCCAGAAGTGTAGTTAAACACTACATGTATTTCTGAAGGAGTAGCACCAGTGTGAATTTGCCATTCCCATTCTTGTGCCAAGCCGGCTTTTAGTGCGTACTTCAATGTAAATGTTGTTTCCGAAACACTATCTACTTTAGCCTTAATTGCAGTGACCTCTGCGTCTGTGAATTTTGTTCTTACACCTCTTATCATTTTTACAATAGTTCCAGGTCCTGGAATTGATTTATTAAGTGTATAGTTAGTCGAAGCATCAGTAAGTTGTGAACCCACTGCTCCAACTTTTGCAAATGTTGTTATTTCGCCAATGTTCAATTCAAAAATATCGCCTTCAAATACTTTACCATCTATTGTAGCATTTACAATCATTGAATTGCCTGTTGTTACTGTAAATGATTTTGCTACTGCAACATTTATACTAACCGCACTATTGTACTTGTAGTAAAATTGATTTAAGAGACTTGGATGTTTGATTGCTTTAGTAAGTTCGTTTCTTATAAAATTATCACTTTTGCCTTGTGATTTATTGTAACTTAAAGGAACTTTTACTACTTCATCTTCAACGAATAAACTTCCGTCTGCGCCCGTCACACTTAAATTTGAGTGATGACCGACTACATCATCCATCTCAAAGTAACGAGATTTACCTGCGAATGATGTGTTTACTGATTTTACTTTTCTAACTACGTTAGAGCCAAGACTTAATGGATATACGTTATAATCCTGTGCGTTTACCATTCTGTCTTGTGAGTAATAACTTCTAGGTGCAATTCTACGAACACTTGCGTATGTTTCGCCAGCATAGTTCTCAGTGAAGTCTCTAGTACTTGTCATTGTTAAGGTTAGACTGTATACTCTGTCATCACTGCCAACATATGGAATTGATATATTCACGTCACTAATATCTTTTGCTTCCACAGAAAAGTTAGCGTTGTCTACTGTTCTAAACCATGTTCTATATCCACCAGTTGCGGCGTTACCAAATGCGCCGTCGGGATAATTCAATTCTACTGAGTTGTTGTCAATTGAAGAGACACTTACTATATCACCTGACCCTGTTCTCAAAGCATTATAGATTGCAGTTTCACGTGTCTGGTTGTCTACTTTAGTAACACTTGAAACATATGCGTTGTCTGAATTTGTTTTTGTAACCCAAACATCACTGTTTGATATGTTTATTCCGTTTACTTTTTGTCTTCTGTTTGAAATTACTGTTTTATAATTTTTATCTTCCCAGGCTAATTCACCTGCACAAGCATAAACAAAGAATCCAGTTCTATCACTAGCAGAGCCTAAATTATCGTTTCTGTTTATAAGTGTAAAGTTTTTAGAAATATTTGGTTCATCTTCATAAAGTTTCTGTAGTTCTTGGTCTATCACCACACGAACAGCCTCAAAAGTTCTGCTAGCCCCTGCAACCGAGGAAGTAAATGGATAATTTATGTTCTTTGAAGATAGAGATTCATTTATTTCATATAAAGAGTAATCTACATCTTCGAGTGTCATTGTAGACGCAGGGTTTTGAATTTTTGTATTTCCAGCGAATGAAGAATTTAGAATATTAATAAAGTTCTCATACCAATCAGCATTGTTACTATCGTTCCAGTTTACAATTTTACCTGCTAGAGATATACCTTCGTTGTCTAATACCTCTTGATCCGTCACAACGCTAGAAATTTTCATAAATCCTTTTGCGTTGATTGGTCTAGTTTTATTATATCCAAGTGATTTTGCCATTTGTAGAACACTGACTCTACGTTCAGCAGTATCCATGAAATTCTCACGGGTGTTCATATCTAATCTGAATGCTAAACTGTGTCCCATGTATGCGACTAAATCTAAGACTGCAATAAATTCAGAACTTGCCACGAAGTCGTTAAACTTGTCAGGATAAGTCTGTGCTGTATAATCTAGAAGTGCTGTTCTAATTGTGTCAAAATCATATGCTTTAAGGCTAATATTGGTAAATGCAGTATATACTGTTGTCCAACTTTCACTTGCGAATAGATTGTCTGTGCGTTCTTGGCTCATAATGGTCTCTCTATTATTCTCTATCTAAGTCGATACTTAATTCTACTATCTCGTTTGTTGGTAGAATTTCAATTCTTAACATAGCGTTTATTGTGTGGTCTGAGTCTGTAACTGATATACTAACAAAGTTAACTCTCGGGTCGTCATTCACAATAGATGTTAAATCTTCTCTAATTAATTCTGTTGTTTCATCGTCCAGAGGCTCAAATTTCATTTCATGGATAATTGACCCATAATTAGGCAACATCACCCGTTCACCCTTGCGAGTCATGATATGATTCATCAGGTCTTCAATCACCAAGTCTTTATCATGTAACTCGTGATTTATTGCATTTATATTTTTGGTACTGAACCCTGCGAATATTGGCATATCTATTATTTTCTCTGTAGTTTATGTTACATGTATTTATCTCTACATAAACTTCGCAGTTTTTGATTGACAAATAGATGCAATTCTGTTATTATAGTACTAAATAATAGTAATAATCACAACAAGGATAACAAATTATGCCAAATTTAGTACCAATGGTCGTTGACCAATCAGCAAATGGTGAACGCAGTTACGATATTTTCTCTCGTTTATTAAAAGAAAGAGTTATATTTCTGACTAGTGAAGTGAATGATTACCAAGCAGATTTAATTTGTGCCCAGTTATTGTTCTTAGAAGCAGAGAATTCAGACAAAGATATACATTTTTATATCAATTCTCCTGGTGGAGCAGTTACGTCTGGCATGGCAATATATGATACTATGCAGTTTATTACTTCTCCAGTAGCAACAACAGTAATGGGACAAGCATGTTCTATGGGTTCACTACTAGCACAAGCAGGCGCTGAAGGTAAAAGATATATATTGCCTAACGCACGTACAATGATTCATCAACCATCAGGTGGTGCTGGTGGACAGGCAACTGACATGAAGATTCAAGTAGATGAAATCATGAAGATGAAAGAGAGATTAACTGGAATTTATGTAACACATAATACTGCTGAAAAGACATTCGAAGAATTAACAGAAGCAATGGAACGTGATAATTTTATGACAGCAGAAGAGACAGTTGCATTCGGACTAGCAGATAAAGTTATAGATAAGCGTTAGACTCCAGGCACAAAACTAAACATCTGAGATGTTTTTATTTTACGTTGGGCAAGCATGTCATTAACTTTGCCGTTCTTCTTTATATTACTTTGAATTTTGTCTGTTACCGAATACCAGTCTTTTGCATTTATAAGTGTTGTTATGGGACTCTTTTCTATAGCACTAACACCTTCATAAAAAAAGTGGTGTAGTAACGCATCATATTGTGGCTGTGAGATTTTTACTTTGATAAATTTCTCTAGTACATTGCCAATATTTCTTAGTTGTTTCTCTAAAATAAATTGTGCCGCTCCAATTGTTATCTTACTTGTCGATATATCCACCCGAGTTGAGGCAGCAGTAATATAACCATATTCTGTTTCTGTATCTGAAACATTATAGTTATACCCCACTACTTTATTGAGAACTGTAGTAGTTGGTGTGTTATCTAATATGATGGCATCTTTGCTCACTGATGAGAATGTTAAATCTTTCACATCACTAAGGGTAACTCTTACGTGAGAAAGAATATAGGTCGGGTTTCCATTTTCGTGGTAACCTATACCTAAAAATGTGCCTACATCTGTTATAACATGCAATGGCATTTGAATATAATTTAGTAATGAGCCTGGTCGTTTATCGTATATCATTTTTTAAATTCCCGAGTTTTTCTTTCCGTCTTCAGATGCACTTGCATATGCAAACGCACTTGTTGTTGGCATTGGTGCATGGGGTCTAGCGAATGGTTCATGTGATGGCATCTCGGATACAATAGTATCTTTAAGTATCACTGATTCTAAGTTTTCATCAATATCTGGTTTATCACTTACCAAAATAAGTTCTGATTTTGGTGCTTCTGGACCATTCAACTCTATATTATTGCCAGTAGTTACTACACAATTAACTCCAACATTAATATTCATTCCTGCTTCACCTGTGAAAAATTGATTGCCTTTACTTCGTAAATGTAATTCTTCGTCTGTATTAATCTTAGTGGTCTTAACACTACGCATATTAATATTCTCTCCTGCTTCGATATTAATATTTTTGTCTGCACGTAAATTAAAGTCTTTTTGGGTTCTCATGTTCAGCGAACCGTTAGCATACACATTCACTTCACCATTTGCTCCAATCTCTATCCAGCCAGTGCCAGTACTGTTGATAATATGAATATAATCATTACCACCATCTAACGTAATCGCACTACCAGAAGATGTTGTTATTTTTATTTGCTCAGGATGTATAGTACCGTTATCTTCTATGCTTCCGTCATCCATTGATATAGAAGAACCAGCCGATGTTTTCATGCCGTAAATTTTAGAATGTTGTGTTGATTGTTCGCCATCCTCATTTCTATATCCACCATCTCTACGAGGAGTAGAAGTTGTTGGACCGCATAATTGACTGAATGTTCCTTGTTTTGCGAGTATTTCATTAAATGCCGAGTTAGTAACTTGAGCGCCATCTAGTTCAGCATCTTTTTCACCAACAATATTTTTTAGAACAGGAGTGTCTACGAAAGCACCTTCGCCAATACCTTTGCCGTCAATGTGTGGATTTCCTAAAGTACCTCCGGCAACTACATCTACTGTATCTGACACACATGCAAACCAGAATCCTTCTGCTGTTGTCTTAACTCCTGCGAAGAATACAAGAACTTCATCGCCTGCCTTATCAGGAACATTGAACATGGCACCAGTTTTTGCATGTTTAAATATTCTAGGCATTTCAGGTGACATACCCAATTCAGGAATATAGGCGGCTATTCTGCCTTGTCCCATTGGGTCAATCAAAGATTCTCCAGCAGGTGTTTCTGTGATAACAACTGCTTTATAGATATTACCTAACTGTCCTTGAATAGGATTTGTATTGTCTGCCTTGGTGTTATTTATATTCTGTACGAATGTACTCTTTGCCATAATTAAATTTCCTTGTTATCCTGTCTCTGCATTAATGTATTATCTACCATATTTTACTACCAGGTGGTCTTGTCTTGTCTATATAAAATAGGCTTTCACGCATGTAAATGTGTAAGCCATCAACATCAATCTTGCCATCATCCGGATAAACTGGTTGACCTACTGTTATTGATGGGAATAAATCTGATATTTTTTCTTTAAGAGTGATATAATCCGACATGAATGCTGGATTTGAATCATCAAATGTGTTCGTGTACAAACCAAAGTAAGCACTAGGATTATTAATCGTTTGAGAAGTACCAGTTGAATCAACATATGTTATTGCTGGAAGATTATTATAGTCTTTTACCACCACCTTCGTATTCATGTAGTCATCATCAACTTCTACCGTATCAGTATGATAATCCATAGTAGTTATCAAGTCATACACTTTTCTTGCCTGATCCAGTTGTGCAACTTCATTTACAGATACATTTTTATTGAGTAATTCATCGCCCCTTTGAGAAGGAAGATAAACATCAAGTGTATTAAGAGAAGCGTTTTCTAAAGGCATAACTAGAATTGGTTGCATATTTATTCTTATTTCCGAAACTGGATTCGTTACTGGAATATATTCTTTGACCCCATCCGTTACTATTGTTCTTACAGCAGTTGTTGTTACTGTCGGCATTTTCACGAAGTTTTTTGCTATATCTAATTCAACCTGTTCTAATGTTTTCATATCTTCTATTTTCTTTTGATAATCAAAGTAATAACCACTCGTTTTTGATGTGAGTTGTGTTGCAGTTCCTACATCTGTATTCAATACCTCACCTAGAGTCTGTGTGTTGACTGCACTGGTTAAATCGGCTCTAACACCACTACCATTAGCGTAGTCATTAATATAATCGATTGCGGCAGCCGAGTCCACTACATTTGCCCATCCTGCATCTGACAAGTTATTTATTTTTACTGAATTTACTATTTTAGCATCCATGTACTCTTTGTGAGCGGTTGCATGAATCTGGTCCAGTGATACCCCATTTTGTATCATTTTTGCCATCAAAGTACCCGAACTTGCCGCAGATAAAATAGTTGCCTCTGCCACGTCATCACTCGTTACTGTTGACATGTCAATCTGTGCATTAATTTCCGCAGTTAATACCGCTACGTCATGTGCTTCGCCTGCCGTTAATGTCTTTCCATTAATTGCTTTAATCTCAAGTTTTCTTTCAATCTTGCTCCCGCTATTTTCTCTCACAGCGTCATCGGCTTGTTTCTTAAACCAAAAAGTATTCTTCCAATCAATATTTGAATTTGTATAGTTAATTTGGTCTTTATACTTTTGTTCTTCCCAAGTATACTCTGGCACATTTATTAACACCGCCTCTACTGGGGCATTTACTAGAGGGTCAGTTCCGTCTATTATAGCGTTGGAAACTGTGGCGCCTAATCCCGGTCCATAGTCACTGGCTTTTATTTCTTCTAAGATTATATTTGGAGTTCTTTCTCCAGTTGCTTTCTTAACTATTCTTTGAATTCTCTTCTGGTCATGTCCAGTAATATTTAATT